TCAAGCGGGCTGGTGAGTGTCAGCGAGATAGCGGTCATGAAGCACCCGGGCGGTGTCGGCGTTGCGGGCATCCTGGCTGGCGAGCAGATCGGCGTAGGCGAGCAGCGGGTGAACCAGGCCGGTGGTGTCGGTCTCGGCGTCATCGCCCCAGAAGCGCTCGCGCAGGCGCAGGTTGGCCGGGCGCCCGGCGGGTGGCTGAGTCAGCCGGTAGCGCTGCATCAGGGCGGGGAGGTTGGCCCGCGGTACGAATAGCGTGGCGAGTTCGGGCTGCAGATAGCCGGTGTAGCGCGCGGCGGCGACTTCGCCCCCCCAGGCGGCGGAGAGGTCGGTGACCTCGGCGCTGCCCCACCAGTCGGTCGCTTCGCGATAGAAGGCGCCGAGTTCGAGCTTGGGAGCGAGGGTTTCGGCATAGCCGGTGACCCAGCGGTCGCGCAGCCGGCGCGGGTCGGTCAGCCGGCGCCGGCCGCCGCGCCCTTGGGCGATGAAGCCGCCGCTGTCGAGGGCCTTGATGACATTGTCGGCGGTGCCGTGGGAGACGCCGCTCTCCGCGGCGAGGGTGCGCAGCGAGGCGGTGACCAGCTCGGGCCGCGTCAGCAGGTGATAGATGAGGATCAGCCCCTTGCGCTGGAAGGCTTTGTCGCCGGGGGCGTTCAGGCCGTCACGCGTGAGTGCGGCCGGGCGTGGCTGGCCGCGGATCAGAATCTTGAGCCCGGGGCGGTCGAGATGGGCGTTGCCGGCGGTATCGATGAACTGGATGCCCTGCGCCGCGAGCCGCTGGGCGGCGTTGGCGTTGAGGTAGTCCACGATCAGCAGCCGCTCCGGGTCGCTGGCCGAGGCGTGAACGAGTTCGCGCAGACGGTGGGCGGCCCAGCGTTTCACCTCACCCCGGAAGCGATGCCCCCCGATCTCCACGATCAGATCCGCGGTGTCTGCCTGGGCGACGTGCGTGTGGGTGGGGGTATCGATGTGCATGATGGCAGACGGGGTGACGGGCAGCGCCGTCTCGCGTTCGCAGGCCGCGAGGGCCGCGGCCACGATCTCCCGTGCTATCTCGTCTTCCGTCTCCCACTGCCATGCGTGCATTGGCTGTCCAATATCTTTGCGTGTCCATTAATAATGTACGCCTGTCAAAAATGGACAGCAAGCCGCCGCTTGCGCTCTTGATGAGCTCTCGTCTTCACCCCCCCCGTAGTTCGCAACTGAGCTGGGTGAGGTAGCCGTTGTCGTTGAGGCTTTCGGTGGTCTGGGTGATCAGCCAGGCGCGTTCGTCGATGCCGGCCTTGAAGCCGCGCAGGGTGAGCGGGGTCTCGGGGCTGAGGTCGGCGCGGCCGTGGGCCAGGGTGAGGTCGAGACTGGCCTGGCCGCGCTGCAGGCGGCGCCATTCGGCTTCGGCGGCGTGGCGGGCGTCGGCGGCGCTGGCGTAGGTGTCGCGCAGGGTCTTGGGCTTGGCCTCACTGCCGACCTGAACCGCCTTACGCTCGGCCCCGGCGGTGTCGTTCCAGTGCGCGATCACCCCGGTGTGGTCGTCGCGGTCGCTCTGGGTGAAGCGGTGGCGGTCGCCGTCGCGGCGGGTGAGGACGACGCCGGGCAGGGCCAGGCCGCTGGCGCTGAGCCCTTCGCCGGCGCGGGTGAAGAGCAGGTGGCCGGCCTTGATCGTGGCGATGGCGTCGAAGCGCTGGCCGAGCCGGGTGAGGAAGTTGAGGTCGGATTCGTCGGTCTGGTCGATATGTTCCAGGCGGATGCCGGCGAGGGTGTCGCCGACCACCGGTGTGAGGTCGTGGCGCGCGGCGAGGGTCTCGATCAGCTGGGCGAGGGTGAGATCGTGCCAGGATTGCGAGCGCTTGCCGGGGAGCTGCTGGCGCAGGTTGGCGGCGCGGGCGCGCAGCTGGAGACGGTCCGGGGCGCCGCTGTGTTCGACTTCGTCGACGATGAAGGTGCCGCGGCTGGCCAGGCCGCTGGCGTGCCAGCCGAGGGCGAGTTCGAGAGTGGCGCCGTGGGGCGGCAGCGCCAGGCGGCCGTCGTGGTCGGCGAGGGTGAGGGTGAGCTGGTCGGCGTCGCCGCCACGCTGGCGGGTCAGGCTAAGGGCGATCAGGCGGCCATTGACCCGCGGGGTGATGTCTTCGCCGCCCAGGCTGAGGCGGTAGTCGGGGCGCGCGGTGCCGAGGCCGGGCGGGCCGAGGCGCGGGTCGCCGCTGCGTGGGGTGCTCATGCGTAGGCTCCGCTGAAGCGCGAGAGGCTCTCGGCGGTGAGACTGCCGAGCAGGTCGAGGCGGGTGTCGTCGACCCGTTCCAGGCTGAGGCTGAAGTCGAGCTTGCCGGCGGCGCCGTCGCGGTGGAACTGGCTGGCGGTCTCGTCGACCTGGGTGATCACCCACAGGCCGTACTGGCGCCCGGTGCCTTCGATCAGCGGCCAGGCGTCGCCCTGGCTGGCCATCTGGCGCAGGGCGTCGAGCTCGAGACGCCCACCGGTGAACTCCGGCAGCAGGGTGCCGCTGAGGGTCAAGGTGTCGCTGCCCGGGCCGAGATATTGATAGGCCGGGCGGGCGCCGACCCGGGACTGGGCGGCGTGGCGCCAGGCGCTATTGCGCTGCAACTGCTGGTAGGGCACCGAGCGCGTTTCGAACACGAACATACCGAGGGCCATGAGCATAGTGCTCTCCTGTGATTCGTTGGGGGCGTAGGGTCTGTACGAAAACTGCCTGCGCTCAGCAATACGGCGTTAAAAACCGGCTGGAACGCCAGCCCGGTCAAAAATGCTCATTTACACCCCGTAAACTCCGCTTTTTCATCGATTTTTGCCTTGTCTTGCCATCGCTCGCCGACTTTTCGTACAAACCCTAGTCTCGATCCCACATCGACGAACGTTGATAGGCGGCCCGTTCCTGCTGCGCCTGCTCGAGGGCGCGCTGCACCTCCTGGGCGACCTGGCGTGCCAGGGCGTTTTCGTCCATGCCGGGGGCGGCGTGGATATGGATGTCGCCGATCTGGACGCGGTTGTCGCTGGCCGGGGGCGGGCCGCCGGCGGTGAGCGGGGCGCGGGTATCGAGGGTGATCGGGGTCGGCCCCAGCAGCGCGAGCTCGGGCGCGAACGGTGGCTGCGCGCTGGCGGGGACGGCGGCGGCAGCCAGGGTGAGCCCGGCACCGGCGCGGACGACGTCGCGGGCGATGGCGACCATGCGCTGGATGGGCTCGTCACGCTGGCGCTCGATCCCCAGCGTCAGGCCCTCCACGGTATACCCGCCGAGCTTGGCGAACTCGCGGGAGGGCGACTGGATACCGAGGCGTTCTTTGAAGCTCTGAAGGGCGCTCTGGGCCAGGCTGCTGGCGCCTTCGACCACGTAGTTCTTGCCCGCTGCCAGCCGATCGCCGACGGCGCGGGCGCCTGCGCTTGCTTTCTCCTTGAGCGATTTCAGGCCGTCGCCGGCGTCGCTGGCCAGCGAGGTGACGCGATCGGCGGCCTTGCCCGCCATCTCTTTGCCGCTGCCCCAGAGGTTGCCGGGCAGCGACTTCAGATAGTCGATGGCGGCGTCCCACTTCTCCTTGAGCTGCCCCATCAGGTCCCAGTCGGTGACCAGTTTGACGACCGCGTCGATGGCGCGGCCGGGGGCCGTCTCGAACCAGTTCCAGAGCTCGGTGATGCCTTTCCAGGCGCTCTCGAGGCCGTTGACGATGGCGTCCGAGAGGGTGCTCATGCTGGCCGGCACCTCGATGCCGAGCTTGTCGAGGGTGGCGATGATGCCCTGATAGATCAGCCCCAGCGGTGACCAGTTGGCGAGCAGCTGCATGACGCTGCCGATGCCGCCGGCGAAGGCGTCCTTGACCTGCTGCCAGCGCTGGCTGAACCACTCGCTGATCGCGCCCCAGTGGCGGTAGATCTGGTAGGCGGCGACGCCGAGGGCGGCGACCGCGGCGACGATGGCGAGGATCGTCAGGCTGGCGGGGTTGAGCCCGAGCAGGGTGAGCACACCGCTGAGCGCGGTGAGCGGGGCGAGCACGGCGCCGATGCCGCTGGCGAGCAGGCCAAGGGTGGCGAGCATGCCGCCGAGCACGCCGAGGAACTGGGTCAGCAGGGTGGTCAGCTCGGGGTTGTCGTCGATCCAGCCGGCGATGCCGCGGGTGATCGCGGTGATGGCCTTGACCAGGTCGCGCAGGGCGCCGTCGTTGGCGGTGGCGAAGGCGATGCTGGTCTCTTCCCAGGTCGCCTGCAGGCGGTCGAGGTCGCCGCTCAGGTCGTCCACCGCGCTGCGGGCGGCGCGCAGGTTGGTGCCGCTGAGATCGGGCACGCGGGCAGTGGCCGGCGTGACGATGTTCGGTGCGGCGTTGGCCACCGCGGGCATGCCGGCGGCCCGTGCCGGGGCGCTGATCTGGCGCGCGGCGCTGAGGCGTTCGGCATGGGGGCCACCGATCTGGGCGCCACCCGTCACGGCTACGCCGGTATCGGGGCCACCGGTATTGGCGCCGCTGGCGCGGCGTCTGCTGGCACTGAGCACATCGGCGAAGCGGGCCATGGCGCCCTGTTCGGCGAGGTCGACCCCGGCCTGGCGGGCCAGCGCGCTGGTGCGGGTCACGCTCTCGACCAGCTCACGGCCGTTGGCCTGGGCGAGCAGCACCATATCGCCGAGGGAGGCCTGGATCGCCGCCGGGCTGACCTGGCGCTCGAGCAGCGCGGCCTGGGCCGCGGCGATGCGGGTGGCGCCGAAGCCGGATTGGGTGCCGAGCTCGCGGGCCTGCTGGGCCAGCGCCTGGGCGCGCGGGTCATCCCGGGTGAAGCCGCCGGCGCGGCGTACGTGGCGCTGCTCGCGCTGGAACGCCAGGGCGGGGCCGAGCAGGGTCTTGGCGCCCTGGATCAGGCTGTCGAACCCGAGCCCGCCGCTGGGCAGCTCGGCGGGCTGCGGTCTCGGGCGAGCACGCGCCGCGGTCGTCGCCGCGGATCTCGCGGCAGGTGTCGGCAGGGATCTCGCCGCGGGTGTCGGCGCCGGTAGCGCACGCCTGGCCTGGGCGATCCGGGCCACCGGCGGCGGGGCCGAGGCGGTCGCCGTGGCCGCGGCGGCCGGGGCCGGCAGCAGGCGCTGCTGGCGCACCATCGTCTGGCGCAGCTGATCGAGGGCGTCGCGCAGGCGGGCGCTATCCCGCCAGGTGTGGTCAGAGACGGCAGGATCGGCGCCGACGGGCGTCGCCGGGCGGACAAGACGCGGAGATTCGCGGCGCAGGCGCGTCAGCGGGGCGGTGAGCTTAGCGACGCTGGCGAGCAGCGCCGGGAGGGGGAGATTGCGCGCCATGGGGGGCCTCGTTCATTGAGCGTTGGCGGGCGCGCTCGCGCCACTCCATCAGTTCGCGCAGGCTGAAATCTGCGCAGTCCGTGGGGGTCCAGTGGAAGACGATGGCCAGGTCGGCCATCGCATCCTCTACCTGGGCCGGCAGCGCGATCTCGGCGCCGCCGCGGGGTGTCAGGCGGTTTCGCCCCGCGCCCGCTTCGAGAGCAAAAAACCGGCGATGTCGCTGCCGCACTGGACCAGGTCGGCCGGGTCCATCTGGCGCGCTTCGTGCTCGGTCAGGCTGGGCTGGGAGAGCCGCGGGATCAGCTTGATCAGGGCGTCGGTCTGCATCTGCAGCACGTCGGCCAGGTTGACCCCGCGCAGCTCGCCGGCGCTCGGCTTGCGCAGCACGATCTCGTCGATGCGCTGCTCGCCGCGCACGATCGGCGTGTCCAGGGCGATGGTGACGCGGGTGCCGTCGGCGGCGGTCTTATCAGCGGCCGTCTTGGCGGCGGTATCAGCGTTCTGGGCTTGGCTCATGGGTGTCTCTCGGTGGTGATCGTGGGGTGACGCGGCGCGCGGGCGATGTCAGCGGCGGGGAGACCACCGCTGACGGGGGCGCGGCTTAGATACCCAGCGCCTGGCGGCGGCGGGCCAGGCGGTCGTCGCCGTTGACCTTGAACACGTAGTTGGGCAGGTCGATCTCGATCTTGGTCACCCCGCCGATCACCAGCTTGTAGTAGCTCAGGGTGCTGGTGATCTTGTGCTCGGTGTTCTCGCCATCCTGGGCGTCGCCGAAATCGATCTCGGTATGGCGGCCGCGCATCACCACCTCCACCGCGACCACTTCGTCGGTGTCGTCACGCTCGTAGCTGCCGGTCATGCGCAGCAGGTCGGCGTCGAGGCGCGAGGCGCCGAAGTTGTCGAAGATCGACTCGACCAGGCCGCCCACCGTCCACTGGCAGGTCATCAGGCCATCCATGCCCATGTCGATGCCGACGCTGCCGTCCATGCCGCCGCCGCGCCACTCTTCAATCTTGCGCGTGAGCGTGGGCAGGGTGACGGACTGGATCTGGCCCTGGTAGTTGTCGCCGTTGCCGAACAGGTTCAGCGCTTTGAGTTTCTTGGGAAGTGCCATCGATCAATGCTCCTCAGGGGTCTCGGGGCCGAACCGGCGCTCAGGCGCTGGCCGCGACGCGGCTGGCGAAATCGGCGAGATAGGTGTCGGTGATGCGCTGCTGGAAGCCGAGATCCTCGAGCGGCGGCACCGGGGTGTAGTCGTAATCGATGCGCAGCTTGCCGGCCTTGAGGCTCTCGCGGGTGTTGAGCGATTCGTTGAGCCAGGCGCGGCCGTCGATGATCAGGCCCAGCGCCTTGAGCTCGGCGAACTTGGCGTTGATGCCTTCGATGATGTCGCGGGCCAGCGAGGCGTGCAGCGGCTTGTCCACCGCCCACAGATGCGCCTCGGCGATGGTGTCGGCGAGGATCTGGGCGGTGCGGGTGTAGTTCTCGAACGGGAACAGCGACTGCGGCCCGGCGCAGGTGCGCGAGCCCCAGAAGCGGAAGCCGCCCTGGTTGACCAGGGTGGTGACATCGGCGGCGTTGAGCAGGCCGGCGTCGGTGGCGGCGGACTGCAGATCCCAGAAGACGTCGCGGTCGATCCCGGTGACGCCGTTGACGACCACGTTGGAGAGCGTCTTGTGCCAGCCGATCTCCTGGTCGAGCCTGGCGCGCAGGCCGAGCGCCACGGCCACCGGGCTGCGCGGGGCAGTGGCGGCGGTATCGGCATCGAACGCCTCGAAGCGCGGCCAGATCAGCATCAGCTCGCGGGCGCCGAACTGGTCGCGGTAGGCGGTGGCGTCGGTCAGCGTCTCGCAGTCGTGGGCGTAGGCGTAGCCGAAGGCGCGCAGCGCCTGCAGCACCGGCACCAGGGCGGTGGTCACTTCCGGGGTATCGAGCTCCGGGCAGCCGATCAGGCGCGGGGTCACGCCGAGCTTCTGCTTGGCGGTCATCAGCGCCTGCAGGCCGGTGCGCTGGCCGCTGTCGGTGGTGGTGCCGATCACGTTGGCGCTGGTTTCGGTGGCATCTGCGCCTTCGGCGACGCGCACCACGACCACGATCGGCCGCGCCTGTTCGGCGATGGCGCTGAGGGCGCCTTTCAAGGTACCGCTGCTGCCGGCCTGGCCGATGGCGGTGGCGATATCGGTGACCAGCGCCGGGCGGTCGAGGGGGAAGGCGGTCGCATCGGCGTCGGCGGCGGTGGCGACGATGCCGATCACCGCGGTGGAGATCGTGCGCAGGGTACGGGTGCCGTCGTTGACTTCCGAGACGCGCACGCCGTGATGGTATTGGTCGAGTGCCATGAGGGGGTCCTGATCAGGGTAACGGGGCTGTCAGGGGCTCATGGTGTGGGGGATGGTAGTCTGGGGCGAGCGGGGAGCGGTGTGGAGTGGACTTTGAGAAAACCTCTTCTTCATTACCTATAAAAATCATCTTGTCTTAAGCATGCTCGCGACGGTTGAATCAATGAGATGTTGGTGAAAGAGGTGGAGGATTCAAGTTGGAGGTGTCAATTTGGAATTCTTGGAAGATGTCCTCGGGGATAGAACGCTAACAGTTGCGTTTTTTGCCATGCTGGGAACCTTCGTTTCCAGTTTTGGTGCATTGGTTGCGGCAATCATTACCGCACGACATGCTCGAGTTTCCACTATGCCGATGCTCGTAATGGTGCACTCAGGCAGGGAAAGCACTGGTAAATGCACTGTTAGTATTGAAAATCATGGGTTTGGCCCAGCCGCTATTCAGGAATTGCTTATATTCTATAGAGGGAAGCCCTATTCCGTTGCATCTGCAAAGGATTTGAATGACTTGGCAGTTTGCATTTTTCCCGATGGAGTCAAGTGTAACGTTGAATGGAAAGAGGTGGGGCAGTCAACGGCTCTGGGGCAAGGCGCTGTCATCGATTTTTGGTCGGTTGAGGTCACAGACTGGAACGGTGCCGACTGTGGGTTCGAAAGCCTTTATTCTTTCTCGTATAAGGCGGTTTATCGTGACGCTTATATGAGGGCTTGGCTGCATTATGTGATTAAGAATAATGAGTATTTTTATAGAAGGTCTCTGTTGAGTCCTAGGTATGTGTTTATGTTTTTGTTTGGGGATAGGGATCGCCTTCTGGCTAATGACTTTCATGGCAAGCGACCATGAGGGTGCTCTACGTTGATATCTGTTTCAGGAGGATGAGTGCTTTGAGTTCGAGTCGCTGGTTTTGCCTTGGCTTCTACGCGGCAATCTTTATTGCCCGTCATCCCAGATAACTGCCTTGGGTACATCGGGATCCATCGCTTTCTCTGCTTCAGGCCCGAGAGGTCTGGGGGGCATGTAGGTGCAGTTATCACCCAAGAGCTAGCGCCGGAGCGCGCGAATCGATGCCCATCAACATTACCCTTTGTTCGGGCTCTAAGGTCTAATCCCTGCGAGGGATACCATAAGCGCTCCCCGTTACCATGAGAAAATCCTCCCACCCGTAGAACGGGCGAGGGCTGAGTTGGATGCGGCCCCACCACTTGGCAATCGATGCCCCATTCCCCCACGCGGCCAACTAGGCTACCCATGGCGCTCCGATCGAGACTCGTCTATACCAGCGGGGCGCGGGATCTCCCCGCCTTCCTGATGATCCAATCCAGCAGAGGTGCGATATGTGGCGCAGCATGATGATGGCCGGGGTGCTGGCGCTGGGCGCGCTGCCGATGGCAGCCCTGGCGAACAGCGAGATGCCGGCGGCGGTGAAGGCCGAGGTGAGCGATGCCTGCGTGATCAGCGACGCAACCACCGGTCTCGCGCCTCGCCACGCCAGCGTGAAGGGATGGTTACCAGGAGAGGTGTGGCTGGTGCCCTGTACCGTCGGCGCCTATCAGACGGGTTACGAGGCGGTGTTCGCCCCGGACGGTGGGACGCCCCGTGCGCTGCTGTTCGCGCTGTGGCGGGACGGGAGCTGGACCGGCACACGGACGCTGTTCGATCCCGAGTTCGATGCGCAGCACGGCACCCTGCACGACCGCTACAAGGATCGCGGCGCCGGTGGCTGCGGCGGCGAGCGCACCTGGGTGTGGCAGGGCAGCGACTTCCAGTTGACCGAGTACCGCGCCCAGCCGAACTGCGAGAGCGGGCAGACGCGGTATCCGGTGGTTTTCGAGGCGAAGTGACGTCGGGCTAGGTCGCGGCCTCCCACACCACCGCCTCGATCGCCTCGCGGTCCCCGGCGGCCTCGGCGGCGGCGATGGCGTCCTTCAACTGCCAGGAGTGGGCCAGCAACCCCTGCTTGAACGCCTTGGCGGCGTCGGTGAGCGCGATCATCTGCGCCGGGGTGAGCGAATAGACGGTGTTCGACTGCGCCCGCAGCGCCATGCTGGCGTCGGTGTCGCCGGCGGCACGACGGTCGCGGGCCTCGATCGCCAGCCCGAGCAGATTGGCTTCGTCCTCCTCCGGCCGGGTCTGGATCACATCCTCGCTGCCACCGGGCAGGGTGTAGGGCATGCCCGCGCGCAGGGCGGCGGCCAGGGCCGATTCGATAATGCCTCTTTGCCTAAATGCCAAACTTTCGATCGATATTAATGTGCTAGGAATATCCTCGTTGGATGCCTTTATTTCAGAAAAGATCAGACGGCCCAACTCTTCAGGATCATTAGGTGTAGCGGTAAATGGAATCCATCCTAGTTGCTTATGCTGGATCTCACAGTCAATGGTGCCATCGTCGTTTAGCGTTGGGTTGCGCCAAGGAGAGGTCTTGACTGGATCAATGCTGCTGTCTAAGTCCGATGTGTTCATGATCAAGAAATCCTGTACCAGACGGATGAACGAGTGTTGGCGTTTTCACCCGCGCCTCTGTTGATTTTACCCATGCACATCCACGTGCCTGATGGCTTACGGCTCTCGTCGTCGTTCCAAGCGGCGGTATAAGATAATTTGGATCCGGGCTTGGTAGCGCCAACGTCTGCGGCGCTGCTGTCATTGTTTTTGAGGAAAGCGTAAGTGCCGACTGCGCCTACTGAAACGTTTATCAGCCTAGGTTCGATGCCGCCTTCAGCGCGGTCGATACGCCCCTCCTTGGTCACTCGGAATTTCCAGTCACCGCCGACTTTGAGGTCGATATAGCCACTCTTGCTGATACCTAAGTAGTCACCGGAATCGTTCTTGATCGTGGCCCTGTCGTAATCCTTCTCTTTCAGCAGTCGGTCGCCACCGGCTTCCACCCAGCCGGGGCCGAGCAGCACGCGCGGGGTATCGGCAGAGGGGTCCTGATCGGCGAAGAAGGCCAGCGTATTGGCGCCGTCGTCGTAGACCAGACCGTCCCAGTTGGTCGAGCTCGTCGAGCCCAGCGGGACTTTGTTGTTGCCGGTATCCGAGCGCAGGAATTGGCTGGCTTGCAGCCCTTGTAGCCGGTCAGCGTCGACCCCGGAAAGGCCCGCCCCGTTGCCGCTGATCTTGCCGTTGAAGGTGACATCCTTGGAGCGGTAGTAAAGGCGCATCGCGGCGTTGGCGGGGATGCCGTCATCCCCGACGGCGCCCATGCCAATATGGCCACTGCCATCGCCGACATAGGTGAGATGGAGTGCCGCATCGCCGCGCTGGCCACTTTCGCCAATCGAGAGTCCCGCGCCCTGAGAGAGCGCATTGTCGCCACTATTGGGAGAGTCGAGCGTCAGCCAGGGGCGGGTAGCATCGAAGACGACACCGCCATTATCAGCACTGACATTGATGTACTTGCTGCCGTCATACCAGGCATGGCGGAAGTTGGCGGTTTTGCCGTCCTGGTCTTCACCGTACCAGTGAAGACGCGCCTGGTTGCCGTCGACCCGAGCATCGGCGCGCTGGACGTTAGCGCTGCTGGGGTCGACCGCCCACTTGGTGATGCTGCGGAATAGCTGAACACCGCGCAGGTCGTTGGTGCCGGCGATGGTGGCGAGATCGCTGGCGTTGCCGGGGTGGTAGACCTCCTTGCCCTGGATTCTGAGCGTGGCGTCGGTGGCGATCCCGGCGTTGTCGATGCGGGCCCACTCCCGGCGTGCATCGGACGAGGCGTATTGATCGTTACGATCATAAGCGCGAAAGACAAAGGGCTCTGCATAGTCGTCGGAGGTAAAGAACTCCAACTCCCCGTCGTTACCGGTGGGATTGTTGAAGCGGACCCCGCCTTGATCATTGCCGCCGTTGGTCTTGAAGAGCAGCGTCGGCTGGGTGCCCTCGAGCGTGGCGTTGCCTTTGATATCTCGCACGAAATCCGCCGAGTGCAGACCATCCAGCTTGTCCGCATCCAGACCGGAACCACTGCCCTGATTGCCTGCGTGCCAGATCGTCTTGCCCAGATAACGGAAGAAGCTCGGCGATACCGTCAGCAGTTCCTGAGCATCGGTACTTGCGCCAGGGTTGGCGTTGCCGCTGGGGCTGTAGGTCAGATTCAGGCGGTTGTTATCGAACCAGAGCGCGCTGCTGCCGGCATTGGTCGTGCGATCAGCGAAGACGACGCCGGGTCCGAAGGCGCTGAGATGAAGGCCATAGCCATCCGCCACGTTGGCTGATGCGTGACCGGCGCCCCACAGTTTGAGCCCACCGGCGATCTGCTGATGCGCCTGGCCTCGACGCCAGACGAGATCGTCGGCGTGACGGCCATCCACCGTATCCGCATCCAGCCCCTTGCCGGGGCCTTCGTCGCGCCGAGCCGCGGTACCCAGCGCGCCCAGGGCGTTCTGCACCGTGGTCGGATTGCCGAGCTTGGCCAGACCCTCGACGGAGATCCGCGTCGCGGCGTGGGCGCTGCCCTCGGTGCGGTGGGCGTCGAGCGCCGACTTGTTGGCCGCCGGCGTCACCGCGCGGGCGTTGTCGCTGCCCTCCTTGGTCTCGGCGTAGGTGGCGAGCTCGACCATGCCCTGGGCGTTGGTGGTGGCCGCCGGGTGGTTGCGGCTGGCGGCATGGTCGTTGAGTTGCTTCAGCGTGGCGTAGGCGGCGAGCACCTTGTCGATGAACGCCTTGAGGGTGCGCGGGACGACGCCGCGGCGGGCGTCGCTGCCGGCGTCGACCTCGGCCTGGGTGGCGAGCTCGAGCACCCCGGCGACCTCGGTGGTGGCCGGCGGGTTGAGAAAGGCGGCGTCACCGAAGGTGATCGCGGAGACGTCGAGGGCTTCGACCACCAGGTCGGTGGCCAGCAGCAGGGTCGAGGGGGCGGCCTTCTCGATGATCCACTCGCTTTGCGAATAGACCGCGAAGAGCACGCCGGTGTCGGTGAACAGGCCGATCTCGCCGACGGCGTAGGTGTCGCTGCTCTCGTCCTGCACGCTGACGTGCAGGGTGTCGGCGGCGACCGCCTGGCCGGCCATGCTGGCCAGGCGCTTGATCGGTTCGCGCAGGGCGGTCTGGTCGGCGCTGGGGGTATAGCGGCCGCGGCCGAAGCCGATTTCGCTGAGGGTCAGGGCCGTGGTGCCGTCGTGGTCGGCGTCGACCAGCGCGGCGCGGCCGGCATCGGTGATGGTGAAGACGATGGCCATCGGGGGTCCTCTAGTGGGCGGTGGCCGCCAGGCGGCGGTAGACGAAGGCGCGGGCGCCGCCGGCGACGCCGACACCGCCTGCGGCGCTGAGCCCGGCGGTGAAGGTGAAGTGCGCGCGGACCGGCTTGGTGCGGGTGATCTCGTCGACGATGTCCTGCTGGAACTCGGCGCTGCGGGGCACCTCGGCGCCCAGAGTCAGCACCACGTCGAAGGTGTGCGGCGGGCCCGGCTCGGCCTTCTGCCACCACTCGCGCAGGGCGAGGCTGGCGCCGAAGGAGCGGACCACGTCGCGCACGCTCTTGGCGGTGCCCTTGCGGCGCTGGATCTCGATCGCGTCGCGGATGCGCTGGCGCTTGATGCGTTCCGGCCAGTAGGGCTGCCAGGCATCCAGCGAGAGCGCCCAGGCGAGCCACGGCAGCAGCTCGGCGGGGCAGGTGTCCGGGTTCCACAGCGCGCGCAGCGGCACCGGCAGCTCGCTGGCGCCGGCGGCGGTGGTCTCCAGGGCGTGCTCCAGGGGGCTGGCATTGGGCGGCAGCAGGCTGGCGCGGGGGCGCGGCTCACTCATCGAGACCTCCGTCACGCAGCGCGATCTCGGTGCAGTGGGTCGCCTGGGTGCGGTCGATCACCAGGCTCACCGCGGGCTCGGCCAGCTCGACCCGCTGCACTCCGGGCTGATGCAGCGCGGCGTAGAGCCCGGAGAGGGTGACATCGAGCCCCAGGCGGTGCTGCTGCTCGGCATAGATGGCGGCGGCGGCGCGCGCTTCGCGCATCACCACTTCGCGGTCGGGGCCGGCGTAGAAGTAGAGGGTGGCGTCGATGCGGTAGTCGACGATCTCGGCGCTGCGCACGCTGACATGGTCGGTGAGCGGGCGAACGTCCTCCGCCGAGAGGGTGGCGTCGACGTGGGCGAGCAGGGCCGCCGGGGCGCTGCCGTCGCCGTCGCGGGCGAGTACGGTGACCACCACCTCCCCCGGCGCCGGGCTGGTGGCGCTGGCATCCAGCACCTGGCCGTCGGCGGAGAGCGCATGGAAGACGTAGGCGCCCTCGGGGCCGGCGGTGGAGAAGCCCTCCAGCGAGAGCTGGATGCGCCGGCGCAGGTCGGCATCCGTCTCCAGCGTCGCCGGCACCGGCGGCACGGCCGCGGGGTCGCCGGCGTCCAGGGTCTGGCGGGCGACGCCGAAGAGCGCGCCGAGGTGGTCGAGATCGGCGCCGCGGGCGTAGGCGAGCATCACCCCCTGGGCGGCTTCGTTGATCCGCTGACGCAGCAGCAGCTCGCGATAGGCGGCGGCCTGCAGGATCTTGTAGGCGGGGTCGGACTCGACGCTGACATCGAATGCCGGGGCCCGCGCGCGCAGATCGGCGAGCAGGGCGGCGAAGATCGTCTCGAAGTCGAGTGGCTCGACGATATCCGGCGCGGGCAGCCGCGAGAGATCGACGGCGGTGAAGCCTCCGGCCATGGTTTAGGTCTCCTGTCCCAGGGGGATGTCGAAGGTGAGGTCGGCGCCGTCGTCGACCCGCTCGGCCTGCACGCTGAGCGTCAGCCGCCCGGGGCGCTCAGCGGAGACGTGGCGCTGGATCTGGGTCACCCGAATGCGCGGCTCCCAGCGCATCAGCGCCACCACGCAGGCGGCATAGGCGCGCAGGGCGGTGGCGCCATCCAGCGGCTGGTCGATCAGCTCCGGCAGCAGCGAGCCGTAGTCCCGCCGCATCACCCGCGAGCCGAGGGGCGTGGTGAGAATGTCGGTGACGGATTGGCGGATATGCGCGATGCCCTCCAGCGCCGCACCGCTGGTGCGATCCATGCCGGCCATCAGTTCACCCCGTCCGTCTGGTCGCCGCCGCGCTTCACGCCGCCGTGGGTGTGGCTCGCGCTGATGTCGCGGCCGTTGCTGGTCACCGCACCGGTGAAGCGGACGTCGCCGGCCATCGTCGCGGTCTGGCCGCTGGGCTGGCTGAAGTTACCGTTGAGCGTGAGATTGCCGTTGATCACGGTGTCGGCATTGAGTGTGGCTCCACCCGCGGCGGTGGCGGTGAGGGCGGCAGCGGTGGTGACGCTCACCGCGCCCTGGGCGTCGAGACCGGCGGAGCCGGGCAGGGTGGCGCTCAGGTGGCTGGCGGCGTGGTCGTAGGCGATCACCGCGCCGTCGGGCATCTCGATCAGGGTCAGGTTGGCGTCATGGCTCGGCGCCGGCACGGCATCCGAGTTCAGCGCCGGCAGCACCAGGGCGCCGCGCAGCTCGCCGCCGGGGGCGAGCAGCAGCACCTGCTCGCCCAGGGTGGGCGGATTCCAGCTGCGGGTGTGGCCGGCGCGGGCGGTCAGCCACGGCAGCCAGTCGGTGAGCAGCGCACCGCTCTGGATGCGCACACGCACCGCGGCGTGGTCGATCGCGGCGACACGGCCGACGCGGATCAGATTGTGGAGCAGACGGGCAAGTTCAACGGGATTCATGGCGCACCGGTGGCGGGAGACGGCATGCGCTCATGGTCCGCGGCGCGGGGCGGGCTGGCGAGCCGCGGGCGTTGTCAGCGGGGGTTCGACTGTTATCGCCCCCGGGGCCGGTATCGCCCCCGAAGCCGGGCGTTAGGCTTTTTATCGCCCCCGAAGCCGGGCGTCAGGCTTTTTATCGCCCCCGAAGCCGGGCGTCAGGCAATGTCTGAAAAGTCGACGAGCGAAGGTCAGACCGGGGCGCGTAGCTAAGGCAAAAATTGGCGAGGGAGCGGAGTTTACAGGGTGTAAATGAGCATCCTGACCGGGCTGGCGCTCCAGCCAATTTTTAACGCCGTATGGGCGAGCGCAGTACTTTTCAGACATTGCCTAGGCCAGCGGGCCATCCCACTCGGCCACTAACCGATACCCCTCCTCACCCGCGCTCTCGTCGCGCACCAGCAGCTGCCAGTGCTCGGCGGGGCAGGTCTCGGCGTCGAAGGCGGGTTGGCGGTGGTCGAGGGTGATCTCGCCGCTGTCGCAGTCATGGGTCGCCACCACGCGCGACTCGAGCGGCACCCACAGGCGCAAATCGGCGGGCGTCTCCCCGGCGAAGATCCAGGAGAAGCGCAGCCCCGGTTCCGGCCCCAGCTCCGGCTGATAGCGCGCCAGCCACGCCAGCAGCGGCAGCATCACCGCATCCAGGGTGTCGTCGTAGGCGTGCAGCGTCAGCTGCGCGGTCACCGCGTAGCCGTGGGAGAGCGACGCCCCCGCGGCGAACCGGAGCCGCCCCTCATCCACCTGGGCCGAAAGCCGGTTCGGCATCCCCTGCAGCGCCGGTACGGTGCGCCGCAGGTGTTCAATCAGTGCGTTCAGCAGGTGCATGCCGGGTCTCCTTCAGGGTGGTCACCAGACCGTTATGTCGAATCGCGCAGGCGTGGTACTGCGCCGCCCAGTCGCGCAGCGTCAGCACCACGCTGGCCCCGCTGCCGTCACTCAGCGGCGGCAGGGTCGTCGGGCAGCGGCTCAGCAGTGTCTGTTGGATCGGGGGCGCGGCCGGCGGCGGCAGCGTTGAGCAGGCGCACAGCGTCAGGCTCAAGGCAGACGCGGCGATAAATCGGCTTCTGAATCTCACGAACCACTCCCCGGTCGATGACCCGTTGATGGGCGTCCAGGGTCGCCAGCCGCGCCTCGACCACCCCGGCAATCACCGACTCCCGCGCCAACGCCCGGGCCGTGGCGGCCTGGGCCGCCTCCAGCGCCGTGAAGCGCCGGGCATCCTCCAGCCAGCCGCGGCTGAACCAGCCGGCGCCGGTGGCCAGCGCCAGCCCGACGGCCAGGGCGAACAGGCGCAGGGTCATCCATCCAGCCCCGCCAGGCACAGCTCGCGCTCCGCCTCACGCCGTCGCACCAGCCCCGGCAGCCGGCGCCCATCGGCATAGACCCAGCGCGCAAGCTCGTTACACGCGGCGCGGATCTCGCCCGCGTTCAGCCGCGTCAGCAGGGTCGAGTCGCGAAACGCCCCCTCACCGACGTTGAACACGAACGACGCCAGCGCCGCCCGCCGCGCCGGGGTCAGGGTCGCCTGGGCGGCGGGCGTCAGCGCGGCATCGACCACCGCGAAGGCGTGGCCGAGATCGCCGGCCAGCAGCGCCTCGCAATCCGCCGGGGTCAGCGTCTGCCCCAGCGCCACCTCGGCCCCGGTATGCCCGGTGCAGATCGTCGGCACCCCCACCGGATCGGGATAAGCCGTCAGCTGGGTGCCCTCGAACTGCTTGACCACCTGAATCGAGATCGACAGCGCCAGCGCACAGGCACCGCCGATCGCGCCGCCGCCGATCCAGCGCGCCAGCGGGCTCACGACTGCCTCCGCTGCGCCCGCCAGGCACGCCAGCGCGCGAGATAGCGCGGCACCAGCAGCCCGATCTGCAGCACCAGATAGGCCAGCGTCAGCAGCGTTACCCAGCTCGACGGCGTCATGCCTCCGGCGTGCAGCAGCGAGACCAGCGCCGGCGGGGCCGTCTTGAACGCCTCGGTGGTGATATTCAACTGATGGGCCATACCGATTCCTGCGTCGACGCGCGCCAGCGTGACCGCCACACCGGCCCGCGACGAGATGAAAGAAGAGGTGCCCGGGCCGGGCTCAGCGCCACAGCTCGACCACGCGCGGGGTGGGCGGTGGCGACGCGATATCCGGCAGCACCACCAGTGTGGCGCTCGGCAGCCGCGGGCCCAGGGCGCACAGCCCGGGATTGTGCGCCAGCACCTGCACCACCAGATCGGTACGCCCGTAGTGGCGCTGGCACAGGCGATCGACGGTATCGCCCTGAAGACTCGACACGGTTCGCGGCACGCGCACACCCCCGGATTGGCACTCGACTCGCCCGAGCCCCGCGCCGATGAGCGGCGCGGGCACCCCGGCACCTCACGATCCCCCGAGAGTGCGACGCCCGCCCGTCGGCCTCAATCCACCCTGAACGTCCACCGCTCAGGGACAACCCACGCCAGCGACAGCGGCCTGCCAAGCGGGGGCAAGACACGGATCTGGTCGTGGCGACAAGGGCGGGAGAACAGGACGCTAGACGGGGGGAGAAGATGATGAACACTTCCCCCGCACACTCCACGACAGCTCCCTGGAGAGCTGGGGTATGCGTAGCGTGGGAAAGGCTAACCTATTGTTTCTTCTCGATAGTGACGTTGTCTTGTAATCAGTAGGGCTGGCCGTCAGCACGGTGTCAGTCGGCGTGTAGAAAGCTGTGATAGAGAGGTAAATCGGCCGCCGAGTAGCAGGTTTATCGTCCTCCATGCGAGGCCGGGCACACCTATACTCGCTCCTGTCCCCGCGGGCGATGGACGCGACTCAGGAGGTGGAATGAAGACGCTTGCCGTTATCTTGGCACTGAGTTGCCTGGGCCAGGGGGCCGGCGCCTTGGCCGGTGACTGTGCCGAGTTCCGCTGCCGTTATGGGGACGTGCCGCGTCCGCCCGAACCGTTGATCACGGAGCCCTTTCATGTCTTCTATGGCCAGCCGACGACGCGGCCGATGGTGCCCTATCAACGGCTCGATGCCGGGCGCGCCCAAGCGGACGTAGCCATCAGACAGGATAGCGAAGCGGAATCCATGGCATCTTCCAGGCATGAGGAGGCGCAGTCTGCGGTGCGCTCGGCACCGTGA